AATAACGCAAATAAAAATAACTGTCAACACTTTTTAAATATATTTTTTTATTTTCTATTTTGACAGTTATTGGTGCGGATGATAGAATGTTTTGGTGGAAAATGTAAATGAGAATGACTCTTGTTTTTGATTATTGGGGCTAAATGCGAATGAGAATCATTCTCATTTACAAGTAATCTATGTATTCCACATTAAGGTTTAAGGTATAAATACAAATGAGAATCATTCTCGTTTGCGTGGCTTTATGTATATCGTATAAATGTTTAAGGTGAAAGATGGATAAAACATCGGCAAAATGTATCAAATGCAACGGAACATTAAAGATTAAGCACATCGGGTTTATGTTTATTGATTGCAAGGCATGCGGCGGCACAGGCTATGAGAAAGCGCCAGCAGCTTTGATAGAAGGCAATTCCCATAATAAAGAGGATTACATTACCAATGACGCTAATAAAGAAAGAGTCAAAAAACGACGTGGTCGGCCGCCGAGAGAAAAAATGGCAGCCCATGAGTGAAAAAAAAAAGCTTTCATAGAAAATTACATTTCTAATGGCTATAATGTACGCCAAGCGGCAAAAGCTGCGGGATATCGTGGGAAAAATCCCAATTCAGCAAATTTTTTGAGTGATCCGCGCATCGTAGAGAAAATCCACGAAATCAAGGCAGACCTTCAGGAATATGCCGCAGTCAAAAGAAGCCAGAAAATAGGATTGATTGTAGAGTGTATACAAGACGTACGAAAAGTTGAGGATAAAACATTCGCTCATTATGCTATGATAATGGAATGCGTGCAGGAACTTAACAAAATGGATGGTGAATATGCCCCCATTAAAACCTCAACGACTTCTCTTAATGCAAATTTCGACGCAGAAAATTTGCAAGCACTGATAAAGAAACACAGACGGGAATTTTAACGAAAATGCTGGTCAATGATGACGTTTTAGTAGAAAACATATCAAGCGGAAACTTTGACGATTCCCGCGCGGTTTTGCTTGGATCACTTCTTACTTTTACGCAGGTTTTCTACAAGCTTCGTACTGGAAGGGAGTTTGTAATTTCTAAGCCAGAAGGACGTGAGAGTCATCAAATCACGATTTGCCGTGCATTAACACGCGCTTTCAGCTTGCAATCTTTAAATCTTTTAATCAATGTGCCGCCAGGTCATGGAAAGAGTGAGCTATTAGTTCACTTTGTTGCCTGGACAATGGCACATTATTCCGACAGTCAATTTCTGTATATTAGTTATTCGCATGATCTCGCGTGCGAGCATACTTATAAGATTAAGAATATTATGTCTTTGCCGATATATCAGCGCCTCTTTGGTATTGAAATAGCCAAAGATACGAACGCAAAGGATAACTTTAAAACGACGGCTGGGGGCGCAGTGAAGGCATTTGGAAGTGCGGGTTCTATTACGGGACAAGACGGCGGTTTGCCTCACTTAGATAGATTCAGCGGTGCGGTTCTTATGGATGACATGCACAAGCCCGATGAGGTTTATAGCGATGTCATGCGTAACAAAATAAAAGAAAATTATCTAAACACAATCATTACACGACGACGTTCTGCATTAGTTCCATTCATCTATATTGGTCATAGGACACATGAAGACGATTTGCCAGGAAACCTCATTCAAGGTTTTGACGGGCAATCCTGGGATAAGGTTATCTTGCCTGCTATGGACAGCCAAAACAATGTGCTTGATGAGAATAAATGTGACAGAGAAGCTTTGCTGAAACTAAAACATAATGCCAGGCATACCTATTGGTCTCAATACCAACAAAATCCCGTTGCTTCGGGTGGAGGACTTTATCGGCATGATGATTTTGTGCAGTATGCTATAGAGCCAGAGATAATATCTACCTTTATAACGGTTGATACAGCAGAAACCGATAAAAATTATAATGATGCTACCGTGTTAAGCTTTTTCGGGTTGTATAAAATGGAAGTGTTCGGCATAAAAACAGAGGTCACAGCGTTAGCATGGTTAGATTGTGTTGAAATAAGGATAGAGCCAAAAGATTTAGAAAATGAGTTCTCGCAGTTTTATATTTCGTGCATGCGTCACAAAGTCAAACCCTCTTTTGTTGCCATTGAAAAGAAATCAACGGGGACAACGCTTTCATCCGTTTTAAAGCAAGTGCCAGGCATGAAAATTATTGATATTGCAAGGACGCGGGCGTCAGGAAGTAAAACTTCCCGTTTCCTTGAGATTCAGCCTCTTATTGCTGCTAGGCGTGTCTCATTGCCTAAATATGCAAAACATACGATAATGTGCATTGAACACATGACAAAGATTACCGATAATAACTCGCACAGATTTGATGATATTTGCGATACGGTTTACGATGCCATAAAGTTGGCGCTAATAGACAATGTCATTTCGACTATGATGCCAATGGCAAATAATAGGTCTACCGAAATAGCGCGAGAATTATTCAGTGCTTATAATCAATCCATTCAGCTAAAGAGTAAACGCTATGAAGCAAGTTATTAAGAAATACATTGAAAAATTCCCTGAAATAAAAAGAAATATCGAATCTTCTTATCGGTATTTTGCAGAAAACAATAGAAATTTTTATAAGAACAAACGCTTTTTGTTTAAAACTACTTTGAATGATGCTGACATTCAGGTTTTGCAAGATACACAAAAACCCCAGATAGAAGTTAATATATGTGAAGCTTTTGTCTCTCGGCTTTTGGGGGAATTTTCACACCAGCAACCCTCTGTCATGCTATCTTCAAGCAAGCAGAATCCTACCCCCATGGATGAACAAGTTAATGACACTGTAGAAGGTTATTTGAGATATGAGTTTAACAAATTAAATGCTTCTTCAATTCCCTATGAGTCCTATAAAAATCAATTAAGCGGTGGATTTGATGTGTGGCGTATTTATCCAGACTATAAAAATCCTATGAGTATGGATATTGAGATAAAGATAGAGAAGGTGTATGACCCAACCGCTTGCGGATTTGATCCTTTGGCACGAGACCCACACAAAGGAGACGGTAAATTTTGTTTTGAATATGTTCCTGTTCGATTAGATAAGTTCAAAGAAATGTATCCCGATGTTGATACTGATTCTCTTGATGTATCAGCGCCACTGAATGATAGTTTTATGTGGTTTTACAGAAACGACGGTATAAAAGTAATTGTCTTATGCAATTACTATGAGAAAATATTGAAAAAAGTTAAGTTGGTCGAATTGGCAAACAAGAAAACACTTACTGATGATGAGTACAAAGAGTATAAAAACAAATTTGATATGGAAAATAGAATTGAACAATCTGCTGCTATTGTTAATTCGAGATACACATTTATTCCAAAAATAGTCAGATATAAATTGATAGGAAGCGAGATTTTGGAATGCAAAGAGACAGATTATGATTATTTGCCGTTAATATTTTTTGACGGAAACTCCGCTCTTATTTCTGATGATACGGGTAGTTTGAAACAATTTACGAGACCTTATTTTTACAATGCAATGGGAATACAGCGGTTGGCAAATTTTGGCTTGCAAACGTTAGGAAATGAACTGGAAAACATGGTTCAGCATAAGTTCATGGGGCCTTTGGAGGGGATACCTGATGACTATGTTGCGGCTTATAAGAACATACAAAAACCTAGTTTTCTTGCCTATAATCAATTTTTAGATAGAGACCCCAACGTTCGCCTTGATCCGCCACAACCTATCCCAAGAGTACCTGCGCCCCCTGAATTGCTGCAATCATTCCCGCTTGTTCAAAATTTTATTCAGGGCAGCCTTGGTTCTTATGATTCTTCGTTAGGAATAAATAACAATCAATTAAGTGGTGTGGCTGTTGTAAAGTCTGCAACGCTTTCAAATGCTGCGGCGATGCCTTATATTGTTTCTTATCTCGCTTCCCTCACGCGTGTTGCAGAAATTATTGTTAGTTTAATACCAAAATATTACAGTACACCACGATCACTTCCCGTCTTTACAAAAGAAGGTAAAAAAGCCTATGTCAATGTTAACGATAACGGACAAACAAGCATGG